TTTTTTGAAATCGCAATCTACATACTCCTTGACTTCCTCGACTACCTCATCATAGTGATCTTCCCAGTAGTTTTTTGCTTCATCAATAAACTCTGCATCAGGCATATCTTCATAGTATCTGTCAAGATCGTCCATAACATATGCAACTAAATCTTTAGTTGACATATTATCAACATATCTTTCTACCATAAAAGATTTTAGTTCTCTTATTTGGTTATGAGTCATACCAAATAACTCAAGTTTGTTTTTGTCGTTTTGATTCATTTTGATCTCCTAGTTTTGTGCTTCGCTTACAAAATCCCATAAGCGTATGAAGTTGTTTAACCAACCGATTTGACTATCGTGTAGTTCGATCTCTCCTATGTGATTTGCGTGTAACATATCACTAGCATCATACTTTGGTAGGTTATGCTTAGTTAGATAGTCCTCGTAAATAGTAACAAGAAAGTCAATAGGTTCTTCTTGCTTCATAAACATTTGTTCATAGAGGTTTTGAGTTGGAAGTGTCATAATAATCTAGTTTGATATTCTTATTATAAGGTGTGCAATGCCAAATGCAATACCCAAGTAGTACAGTTTCTTAACTGTCACACTCAAAGCATATCTTCTCATAGTAAATGCTCCATATCAGATTCAACATCTTCTGTAAGTTCACTATCATATAGTCTCATTGAAAGTTCTGCGTTTTCTACGTCATGACCTTCTCTGTTCATAGCGATCTCGATAATGTTCCATATCTTGCATAGTTCATCATCATCTAAAAATGATTGAACTGCATAATAGTGTTCTCTGTCACAACTCATAATAAAAAATAATAGAATGACGAGAGGAAACAAAACACGACCAACTGCTTAAGTTCGACTTAAAAGCGTTTTCCTCTGGGTATCCGCTACCTTGAAAGTCTTATGTTGGTGGGTTTGTTTCCCCACTATTAATATAACACGCTATTTAATTTTGTGTTGTATCAGTGGTCACTTATACAACTGTCACACCTTCCTTGACATTGTATAGTAGAATCTCTTTTGCTCTCTTTGCCACATGTCCATAATCAGTTTTCTTTCTTCTCCCTGCTGTGTATGTTATGTCAAAGTATGCTACATTCAGATTATGTTTTTGCTTTTCAAAGAAATCATCATCTGCCCTGTTTGCCAAAAATACCTGTGGGCATTGATTAGCATAATCTATCAACTCTAGTAAATCTTTATCATTGAACTCATGTCCATAATCAGCATAAGATGTCCTGTAAGGGGGGTCAAAAAAATGAAATGCGTAAACTTTAGTTGGGGGTGCTTTGACTTCTCTCCAATCTTTAGATGTTATCTCTACCTTTTGCAATGCTTGACTCCACCACTTAACAACTTCTTTATCGTAAACAGTATCCTTTTGATTAAGAAGTCCACTAGGTGTACCATAACGTCCATTAGTATTCTGATTGATTTGATATATGCCATTGAATCCTGTTTTCATCAGGAAATAAAGAGTAGATGCTTCCTTGACTTCACTCCAATCAGTATAGTCAAATGCGTGTGCGTGTCTGACCTCGAAATAATATTTCTTTCTATCTTCCTTACTAAGTGGTATATACTTCTCTTGATATTCGTCCATGTGTTTAATAAACTGAGAATGATTATCTCTTATCATTCTGTATATTCTCATGATGTCTGGGTTAATATCATTAATGAGTATATTATCAGGTTTATATCTTTTCATCACATATATGAACATAGCACCACCACCGAAAAATGGTTCATGATAATGAGTGACATAACTAGGCAAGTAAGGTTGATAATGTTTCAATAATTTTGTCTTACCACCTGCCCACATGAATAATGGTTTCATAATAGTTGCTTAAACCAATCTCTTAATGTTTGTTTGAACTCTTGTTCTGTTGGATTTAAAATAATAAATGTTCCTCTAACCTTCATTATATCATACATTGTACCTGTTGCACCACCACCCCATCTATCTGTATCAAATGTATATCCTTCTCCAGTACATGATAAAAAGACTTGACTAGGTTTAATATTAAAATATAATGGATATATAGATGCTCTTTGACATGCGTTTCTATGATCTTTCTGATATTTGTTCTCACATACTCCTACTATCTTACCATCATAAAATATTATTCCACCATCACTAAGGATTTCAGTAGATGTATTGTCCATGCGTTTAGCATTTACAACATTTTCTTTTCCGATTATATCCTCTGTACTTACTCCCTTTTTGATTTTCCATTTATCATCTATAGATTTAAACTCATTAAAGATTTCATCTACTAGAGATATATGTTTTTCCTCTGAAATAAAAGACTCACTTGTAGTAAATGAGTCTGTACCTTTTCTTGCTGTCATGATGCGTATGCTATAGGGGGTAATCCTTCCTTGAATATGTAATCAACAATAGACTCAAGTCTTCTAGCGATCTTATCGCCATACTTGTTCTCTGTTGGTACTGTGATCTGTCCACTTGATTTCTTATAGAACTGCCAGTTACCAATAGTCAACTGACCACTGGAAATAGCGTCTCTGTCATCTTTGTGAACTCTGATAACACGACCAATAGTTTGTGCCATTTCGATAGTTGGTAAGTTTCTCAATAGTATTGTATGAGTGAGTCCATTGACATTGATACCCTCTGATAGTATGCTGTAGTGAAATATAATAACCTTACGATTATTATCATTACCATACTGAGTAAGAGTATCAAAGAACTCTTCTCTACCTACCTTCTTACCATTGATGATAGCACCATACTTTGATGTGATATGTAATACATCATAACCGTTTTCATACAAAAAGTCAAGTATGAAAGTTCTTGTTAGCATATTGTTTAACACTCTGGTACTAGGACTAGCAACCAATACTTTCTGTCCATTGTCTCCAAATGATGTGAGCATATCCATCAAATTTTGTGCATCAACTTCATGTGCATTCTCTTTGTTTCTCTCTGTCTTACACTCAAATGGAACTACTTTAGGGGGTAGTATAGCACCAGTATCAATAAGTTCCTGTGCTTTTACATTACATAATGTATGACCCCATATCTTAGTGTTGTTCATACCTCTTTCCTTAGATGCACCTCTACCCAACTTAGGTGTTGCTGTAAATGCGAACCTACGATATGCTATACCAAATGACATTCTAGCAACCGCTTCAAAGAAGTTCTTGCTAGTACCATTGTGTGCTTCATCATAGTAGATAGTATCAACTTCTACATCAACTGCATTACACACTTTGTGAAGTGAATGATATGTTGTAAAGATTAGAATGTTCTTTGTGCTGTTGTTTACCCACTCGTTTAACTCGAACTGGTTTGTAGTAGAAAAATGATGTGTCTCTCCTGAGTGAACGTGTGCAATGTCAAGACCAAATCTTGAGTTCTGTTCTGTGATGAACTCTGTGAACTCTGCACATAACTGATTTGCTAGTAGTATGCGAGGTGCAACTACAACAATAGTCTGTGATCTAGGTAACTGGAACTGTTTGATAGCATCAGCAATCATAACATAAGTCTTACCACCACCTGTAGGAATGATGATCTGTCCAAATGGTGTCTTTTGCATTGAATCAAATGCTCGCTGTTGATGTGATCTCAACTTCATAATAAAAATGACATACTGTCTCAATATTATTATTATACATTAAAAAAACCCCTTTTGCAAGGGGTTGTGACAGTATTAAAACTGGTCTAGTTAGGAATCATATCTCGACATATCCTTCTACAGGATTGAGTTTGGTTTTGTTCCGAACATTCAACTATGCAATCGAAATAGTCATTCCATAAATCATTGTTGGGTGTTTCAGAAGTGAAGTTGTAATATTCTGGTGTCTGTTTGTGATTCATTCTAACCTTTTAAACTTTACTTCATAACAGATAAGTTTAGATTCATTGGTCTATCTCCAAATCTGCTAATATTTATTGTTATATCAACGAATTTGAGTGATTTAGTAACAAGAATTTATGCCTAGATACCATCATGTTTACAACATTCAACAGTACAACTCCAACCATTATCACTAACATATTGCATTATTTCTGCTCCTGTTGATATATTATTGGTTATACATTCTCCTTTCTTATTATGGTAACCATGTACGCTACAATCCCACCATGAAATACGAAAACAATCCATTAATATATGACCTCCCACATTGGGTCATCTTTTGGGTCGACCCAAAAACTTATGCCAGTATTAGGTTGATGTAGATGCCATTGATGTAATCTCTCATCACAATACATATACCCATCACGTTTCATGTGATATGTAAAGAATTCTCTTGCTTCCCTGTTACCCTCTCTGGGTACAACTCTAACTCTGTGTGTGTTCATTAGTAAGAATGCTCTTCAGTTAAACATACGTCATCAAAACAGACAGCGTAGGATAGTTCCTCTCTCCAATAAGAATAATATATCTTATCCCAGATCAAATCGAACTCCGACTCATTTAAATTTTTGAATAAACATTTGTCATTCAAATAAATGTGGTACGTTGTTTCTGGTATGTTATTCCTTAGTGTACGTTGACCATATTCTGAATAAAAAATATTCGGTTGTTTACCATGTAAGTTGTCTCCTGACATTAAAATAAATCCCTAAATGCGTCTGTGTTTGAACCTAATACAGATGATACCCAATCATCTTCCTGTTCTTGTATGCAATCATACAAAGGTAGATTATCCAAATCCACCTTTTTGTTCCTTTCTTGATTCCTGTTCGATTTTTTCATAATCTCGTTTTGCTTTTTTGAGTTTGTGTATTTCCTCTTCAGTATAGAGGAATGGGTCGTCCATAGATGCTTTAAGTGCTTTTTTAATGGATTTAATAACTCCAATAACAGGCACGCTTCTATTGATGTTAGGTGTAATCATAACTTATTTTTTCAATGGTGTGGGGTCACGTTGTGACCCTTTATCATTTGGCACAACATATAAGTTGCCAGAGAATGTAATGCGAGGTTTATCATTCCTGTTAGGTGCAACCATGTGTGCATAGTGTGATGGAAATAACATAAAGTCGCCTTGTTTGACTTTTGGTATTACTATTGGAAATACTGGCATATCAAATGCCTGTGCCAAACCTGATTTCTTATATTTAGAGTGACCATCATACCAGAATCGGAATCCAACGTCTCCATTGTCAGGAATGTCATAAAAATATACCATACTCAAGTTACAAAATGGTACTTCATGTGTATGATACTCTTGAAAATGACCACGATTATATTTGTTTGCCCATGCGTCCTGTGGTATGACTTCAATATCTATCTTTGGTTTTAACTTGTCAATAGCATCATCTATATCCAAGCGTATGCACTCTAACCAATCATTCCAAGGCAATTTCATATTTGACTCTGATTGAAATGTAGTCATACAATCGCAATCCCAAGGACTTGCGGTGTATATACTATCATCATATACTTTCGAGTCAAATAATTTTTTTATTTGTTCTTGATATTCATTAGATATAGTTGAATGATAATACCACTGAGGGCAAAACATTTCAATAGTTCCACTCATAATTTATAGAGTTCATTTAGATGTAGTTTTTCAACACATGATCTCACATAATCCATCTGTGTTTCGTATGTGTGTTTGTCAAGTGTTTTGTTCGCAAAGTATTGTTTTTGTAAACTTGCGACATATTTAATAAGTGCATTCTTTAGTAAGGTCTTTTCTTCCAGACCAAACATTGCTGAGTGGTAAAGGTATGACATTTTACTGAGATTTAATTGCTTGTAGTTTTGCTGTTTCTATTTCGTCACTCTCATCAGCATAAGTGTGATGTGTGACTTCCCTTAATGTCTTGAGATATTCCAATACATGTTCTCTGATCTCCATGAGTTCATTGAAACAATCTTGGTTGTAGGCACATGCCCTTAGTTTATGGTCAGGTTTTAATACTGACTCTTGAAACAAAGTCAATGCTCTATCGTATTTAATCTCAGGTGTCTCTTTACCTATCATTTTAGTATTGAGTGGTGTAATCTACATCATAATCCATGTAAGCACAATCATCAAACATTTCTAAATCTTCATCAGCATCTTTAATCATCTGCGTAAGTGTTGAATCTTCTTTTACTTTTGTTCGCTTTGTTTTTGCTTTGGTAGTCATAAGAGTCCTCTGAGAAAGATGATTTAGAGTTTCGAGACCGTTTGTCTCTGATTGATTTACCATAAGAGTAGTTGCCTTTTTCGCTTCCACCCCTTCTGAATGTTTTACCCATTGATCGTAAATAACTTACATTTTATATAGTAGATGTTGAGTTAAGGTTTTGTCCCTGCTGATACATTTCTAGCATATGAAACAAGTTCAGATATATGATCTTCTTGTTTTTGCTGAACTGTATATGTTAGGTCATCAAAGACATATCCAACACCTTTAAGGAAGTCAGATGTCTTTTCTACAACTTCCTTTAATCCTTCAGAATTAAATTCTTTAGTTGTATTAGTGCCATCATCATCAATGGCGGTCAATATAAAAGAGGGCATTGGTTTTTGCCAAAGTACCCTCTTATTATAGCATATTTTTAATGCGTGTCAAGTTTTTGGATATGCGTCTTTCGTACTCTTTACTCCGTTATACCATACTCCTGTCTTTGCGTCTGCACCAAACTTACCATCATCTATATCATGCCAGAGTTGATCTAGTTGCTCTGTTACAATATTATATGCCCATCTTCTCTTTACATCATAAGTTTCAGTAGGGGTTTCTTTTCTTGTGATAGTATCTGTTGAATCATCATAAGAATAATCTGGGGGTTGGTCTGTACCTTCGACATAATCCGAGATCATATCCTTCCAAACGTAATCTGAATGAACATCAAATGTAGCGTCATCTGCTACTATGTCCGTTACTGTACCTGAGTCTGCGTGAACTAATGCTTTCATTTTTTTAACTATAGTTGTAAACTATTACGCAACCCGCACCACCTCGTGAGTTATTATATGCGTAATCATTTTGAGAATAATATCCATAACCTCCTCCAGATCCCCACTGACCATGAGTAATCTGTTCTTGGTTATTGGCATAGTGATGTGAACTACCTGGTTTATGCCAGAATGATGAACCTGCTCCACCTTCTCTGTCTGCTCCATGTGCCATTTCTCCACCACCACCTGGTAAATTAATGTCTCCACCACTGGCATTTCCACCAGGACCTCCCTGATATGGGTTATCAGTTTGTCCACCCTGTCCACCATTTGCAGTGCAATATGAACCAAATGATGAAGTGCCACCAGTAGAACCTCTACCACCATTACGAGAATAGTCTCCACCACCACCGTAAGTATAACTTACAGAATTGACAGCACTAACGTCAATCCATTTAATAGCAGTGCCACCGCCACCGCCACCTGCACCACGATATGAGTTATCATTGATTCTTGCACCACCGCCACCACCTGTGACATATACTAATACATTGCTACAACCACTTGGTTTAGTCCATGTACCGCTACCACTTGATGTACTATTTGAGTTCCAAGTTCCGTCCTGTGATGTATATACGTTGACACCTAACAATCTTCCTGTCATCAACTGAGGAACCCATGCCGAACCATTCCACATTATAGAGTGGTTTGTACTTGGTGTACCTGTAAGCATTTCACTTAAACTACTTGCAGGTGCTGAGTTTAATGTTGATGAGTCGCCAGTAAATGTTGTAGTGCCTACATTTAATGTGCCTACATTAAGTTGTGACATAAAAAAATACCTGTAGTTGCCCACAGGTATTTATAAAGTTTATCTATGTCTCAAATATTCAATATCAATTTCAATGTTTTTGCGATCTACTTGATAATATGCTCCTAATCTATCATATAGGTCACGAATGGTCTTCTTGAGATTAGTGTTATCAAGTAGATCTGCCTGAGATACAGTAGAGCAGTAGAAAATGATAAGTGCTTTTTTCTTCTTTTCTGCTAACATTTGTAGGAAAATTTGCTCAACTGCAGTTTGTTTCCATGACGCTACAGTTCTACATTCAGTAACAGCGTGTTCAGAATAACGTGATAAACTTCTGAAAACTGACTCCATGTGTAATCTTTGAGCAGAGGTATAACTGATCTTAGGTTTGTTGTTACTTCCTACTTCTTCATGATCGGCAATCCATTGACCTAATGCCCTTTGCCCTTTTATTTGAGGATATAGTTTTAAAAACTCCTCTCTTTGTTCGAGAGTTGGGTGGGGTTCTAAACCTTGAGCAACACGTTCGTCCATTAATGTGAACAACTCTCTTTTAATATCGTTGTTCTGAGTTGCTTGTGACTCTTGCTCCACCCTGTTCAACATATTTCCAAGTCTTATAGCATTAAACATGCTACTGCCAAGGTCGTCTTCCCAACTAACCATGTTAGCATTTGCTTCGTCAATGCCAAGCATGACGTTGATCTCAACACCATGATTACCATTTAATAGTTTGTCAATATCATTTTTGAACTCAATACAAGTTATATCTTTTATGTTATCGGTGCTACCACCATTATTAACCTTATTAACTTGACGATCTATGAAATCCAAATCTCTATCTTCAACTCTTGCTTGAACCCTTGTCTGAGGGTCTGGAACAATAAGATCTGGGCATGTTGTATTACGAGGAAAAAAGAAATTCATGTTTTTTACTCTTTTTCTTTTTTTCCAAGTTCCTGCATTAATTTGTTCTGCGATTAGTTCGAGATCGTCAATAGTTGGATTCATTGTATTGATAGTATATAATAGAATTTTAGCACACTATAGGAATGTTGTCAACCATGCGTATCCTATTAACCATGCACACAATCCACCCAACACTTTATAGTATTTTTTGATAGGTGTACCAAAGTATTGCTGTCCAATCATCAAACACTTATGTGCAGGGGATAGTAGATACCCTGAGTATTCTGTTGCTAAGAACCATACGAGATATTGCTGACCAAATATTAATACAAGTGCTGATGTCATTCCTGCATACTTACCAGATGAACCCATAATCCATGCTGCGACTGCTCCCACTATTGATACTGGTATAATCATAGTCGGGTCTGCTGACTTGAGATATACCATAACAGGTTCTTTTATCATACCTACAACACCACCTAATGCCAATACTACAGTTGCAATAATAGCAAAGTTACCATCAAGATATTTACCCCATCTCCAATCTTTACATAGGATACTATAATAACATGCCATACCTATGAACCAAGGGAAAAAGAATATAGCACCTGCCTTACCTACACACAATAAAAACCAGATCGTAGCAATAAAGGGTGCCCAACCTCGTAATGCCCTCTGCCAGTTGAAGTCTCGGATATTATCCATGTTAGGTATAACTGATCTAGGGTCAACTTTAGAAAATATATACCACCATGTATATAATAAACAGATACACAATGGCACAAAAGTATAACCTAACATTTCTCTATAAGTTATACCCAATGCTGCCATAGGCAATATAATAGTCTTTTCTAATGGACTCCACCAATAGTAATGATGTGTAGATAAGTAATCAATAATACCAAATGCACTCCTCTTCTTCTTATCAGGTGGTGCTATAGCATCTAGTAATGGTGCTGACAATGCCACACGACCAGGTATAGGTAACACACCACCTAAAATAGAGGTGAGAATTATCATCACCCTGTTGTCTTTAATATATCTCTTTGCAAGTGAGTAAACATCATTCAATACATGATACTCTCTAATAAATCCACCTAAGATCATAATACCAAAGATGTAACCCATGTAGAGTTCCTTCTGTGCTATTGATTCTAATATTTTAAACATAGTTAAAGTTGATTACCATACGAAATGATGAGTTAGTTGTTGATGTTCCTGTGTGTTTCATACTATTTGGAAATGTAACTAATCGGTTAGCAACCGAATCTATCTTTGTACCATCTTCAAAGAGTGTGTAACCATCACAAGTATTCATATAATATAGGGAAGTTTTAAGATAGTCTCTATCTTCTGCATCAAGAATATCAACGTGCATACCATGTTCAACTAACGTATCAGTTCCCATGATAAGGTTTGCTTTGATCTTGATTATAGCACAAGGTTGTATCTTCTGCAAGATAGGATATAGAAGTTCACATGAACTGTCAGGTGTATGACGCTCATAGAACATATGAGTCATCTGTAGATTACGATGCTTATTATCTTTTGTATCATCTACAATCTTAGATGCATTCCAAGGAAAATAACTGTCCAGTAACCCATGATATATTGCTTCAAACTCCGAGAGTTTGACAAATCTATCTGATATTGTTATATCGCTCATTTCTCTATCACTGCGAGATATACACCATTCCAGAAATCATTTGCATCTTCTGATGTTTCTGTAAGTATAGTTCTATCCCATATCACATTTTTGTTTTTGGTGAACTCTTTTGTTTTGTCCATCACCCCTTCAAAGTTTGCATCATCAACTACCAGTATATAATCTTTATCAGCATACTTATGGATATGTTCTAAATTTGGAACCATATTATGATCGTTGGCAGCATCATAAAATATAACACGAGGGGGATATTGAGGATTAAACTCAACTGCCTGTATAGGTTTAACTGCGAAACCAATAGAACAATCAGTATTCATCCATTTCTCTGCATTCTTAATGAACTCATCAACTGGATTTGTTATGTCTGCGTAAGGTTTATGTAAATCTTTACGTTTAGGTTTTACTACCTCGTCTTGAAAGTCATCAATAGCATATGCCTTGACCGCACTATTTCTATACAGAGCAGCAAATACTGTACTACCCATATAAGAACCTGCATCAACATATACAGTACCACGTTCTTGACATAAGTTGTTTAGTAAGTGTCTGACTTTATTTGATGATAAACCTAGAACATCATATCCTTTTGGATCGAAGTTAGATTTATTATCAATAGCAGCATCAATAGATCTTATTGCAAGATCAACGAGTGGATTCATTTCTTTTCGTTTTTGCTTCTTTAACCTAGATTCTAGCACAGATTCACAATAGTTGCAATCCCAACAATCGAACCTACAAGATTTTATTTTCTCTCGCCAGATATTTATAGGTGCTTCTGGCATGTCCACATCGTCCATGTACTCACTAAAAGTTGGTTGCATCATTTTATCATGATTTGCCCATCTTTCTATGATGTCCATAGACTCCTTCAATCTCATAGCATCTTCTCTACCATGTAACTTGAACACATCAATACCTGCATCTAGGAATTCTTCCCAATCTTCTCTCCAAGGTGGTATGTTTGCTGCTTTAAGTTCACTGGCAGGGTCGTATGCGTCCCACTTAGAACATGACACACGACTTATAGTACTATTGAAGTATTGAGGGTCACTTCCTTCTCTTGTTGCATTATATTGATAATGTTCTGGCATGATAGGGCAACCACCCCAACAATGCTCATTTGCTAAGAGTGATAGCATTACATCATTACCTTTACTGTGACAATATTTCTTTGCTTCTACAATGCGATCTAATAATGGTCTGTCTCTCATTACATCACGATCTAAATTTATATAATGAAACCCTACACTTGCAAGTGATACTACCTCATTTGGTTTAGATACTTCTCTAAGTATAGTATTCTTTATCTCTAACTCTGGATATTCCCGTTGTATCTGACCCGTAGAAACCCATGATGTATGAGGTATAGTTGCACATCTTACACCATTATTATATAAAAATTTGAAGTTGGTGATAAAAGTTTCAAGATTCTTTTGGTCTGGTCTCACCCATATATTATTGAAAGTTGCTGACAGGGGGATACCTGTCTCTTGCGAGATATATAATGCATTTTTTGCAGCACCCTGTGCATCATTGACACTACGAAACACGTCTCCCATTGCATCTTGCATAAAGGGTGGCATTCTCGTAGTAAAATAAAGATCGTATAATAAGTTAGAGTGTCTCTTTAAGAAAGGTATAAAGTCGCTATCAATAAACTCAGGACTGAGTTTCGGATTGATCGGAAGACTGAAGACTCCTGTCCTTAAGGTTGTTGGTCGCATAATCTGATAAGACACCTGCTGTGTCAAATAGTTGTGGGGGTTTACCTTCCATCATCTTCTCTACTCTGTTCTCTGCTGCTTCTTTAATACCTCCAATGGATTTATTAACTGCTGTTGAGTACATCATAGCAAGATCGGTAACTGCTGCTTGGTCTTCTGGTGCCATTTGCAGCAAGGACTCTAGGTTACCTGCTTGTATTCTACCAGTAGTTAGCAAATCTATCGCACTTTGTTTCCCCATACGAGCAATCCAATACTTATGCTCCTCTACATTTTCTAACTCTTTGTCTTCTAATAGTTCTGTTATCTTTACAGGGTCATCAGTTCCTGCCTTCTCTTTGATAATAGCAAAGAAACCATTAAGTTCCTCTTTACATTGCTTAATCTTATTCAACCATATTTGTCTATCAAGGTATAGTAACTCTAGTTCATACTGTCTATCAATCTTATGAAACTCATCTTCCTCTTTTTCCATAGCAGCAGTAACCCTTGCAATATCATTCATGCAACGTTTAAACTGTATAGTAGTTTTTTGTAATGCGTTTGTTCTACCCTGTATCTCCATCATTGCCTGACGTACCTGTCTGAATGGGGATACTTGTGAGTTTACAACAAAGTATTCGTTTTGAAATTTAGTTTGTCCGAAGTGCTGTTGCTCTGACCATGCCATCAACTGCTCATCAAACTTATCTACATCATATTCACTTATATGTTTTAAATCTTCTAAAGTTTCTCTGATATGATAATCAGAACTTGTATCCGCCTGAGTAGTCGAAAGTTTCTTTTCTTTCGATGTTTCCTGTTTCTTCATTGGTTGTGCATCTTCCATATTCAAGACATTGTGCATTTGACATTGCAATGCTGAAGTAATCTTCAAGCACTACATTCAAGTCACGAACAGTTGTACATCCAGTTACGATATGGATCATCTTTTGTTCTGCGACTGCTAGGTCATAGAGTTGTGTTTTAAACTCTGTTTGTTTATCAACTATTTTAGTCGCAAACTCCAGAGTTGTCAAGTCTCTGACCTCCGCTAAACTATGTATCAGTTTTGTCTCAAAGGAATTATCAGCAATATATGCGGTTGCCTCACATATTTGATCTACCCATGTTGCTTCTTCAAGTGTAGAAAACTTAGTCAAAAGAACATTATGTCTGTGTTCAAACTCTTCTTGAATCGCTAGGGTTATCACGTCTTTCATGTAAGGAATCACATAATCAGAATAGATCGTATCAGGTATAGTCTCTTTCTCTTTGTTTGTAGTTCCTTCTTCGTTTACACCATAAGTTGACTTCTGAAATCTTATCTCACTCCAATATCTATCCCCCATGATACCTGATTTACTATCATATCTGAGATATGTTATATGTTGAGGAATAGTTTTAAAATATTCATCTGCAAGATGATACGCTTCCAACCCTAAGTAAGTACCTATTAGGATACCCCACTCCCCTACCTGAGGATATTTCTCGACATCTAAGACGATGACGTCATTTGAAGTTGTGCTAATCATTAGTAGTTAGGAATTGCTGTACCATAATCGTAGTTGCCCTGTCCTGATACAGAACTAGAGGACGAACAGTGTGCTGATGACATACCACCATGTCCTGTTGGTGGTGAGTTTCCACCTAAGTTGTTGTAACTATCGCTATTGTAGTTAACTTTGAATGTATTGTTGTTCTGTGAACCATTATAGTTACCTAAACAATAACCTTTTCTCATACCCATTTCAAAGTTTTCTTCACCCATGTTACCAAAGTTAAGACCTCTAACCTGTATACCAGTAAGGTCACTACACTTCTGGTTACCGTTCTGGTTGTTATTACCTGTACCAACGTACATATGTCCTAACATACTAGGAAGTATTTTCTTCCAACCATCACCACCTGGTCCGTGTTCCCATGATACCCATGATTCTGTCTTGAAGAACTGACCTCTTCTAGTTCCTGATCTCTTAACCCAACCATAGAGTCTACCATGTCCACCCCATGTAGGGTCAGCACCTGAGTCATCAAAGTTTGGTGGGAAACCAGATGTTCTCATAACTTCTGTTTTTAAGTTAAATACGTCTGTCCTACTGTTGTTACCACCATATAGGTAAGAGTATCCACCTGCAAACACATGATCTTGGTGAGATCCCATTGAGTCTCTGTTCACCGTCATATTCCACTGTGACTGATGAGTTACACCAGATTCAGTTGACATTGACATTGCGTTAGTATAGTTTGAAGAACCTCTATATGTGTTCTCCATAGAGTGAAAGAAGTGTCTAGTATCATGCCATGATCCTGACATATAAGCACCTGATCTATCTAAAATATCTCCTAAGTTTGTTGATGTATCTGTAGCATGAACTGTTCTGTTAACATTATTCCATGGCGAACCATTTTGGTATCCACCACCAACATATCCATGTGTCCAAATTCTTGCTGTTGACCACCCTGTATCGTTCTCTCCATCAAATGACCAATATGCGTTAGTTCCGTCTGATCTTAATAATGCTCCAACCGTATATGATGCCGAATATCTGTTTGTAGATTGATCTGGTAGTGAACTACCTGCTCCTGCGATAGGACCCCACTGTACCTGTCCTGCATCTTGATCGTATGAGTAACCTTCAAAGGTTCTATCTGAACTATTATATCTGAATAATCCTTCTACTGGTGCACCTGGTCTTTGAGCAGTAGTTCCTACTGGAACTTTCATACCGTCAGTACCTGCAATATCTAAGGTGAAACTAGGTGATGCGTCATTAACACCGATTCTATTGTTAGAAGAATCAACATAAAGAGTTCCAGAATCAAAATTAAAGTTTCCAGACGCTTCCAGTTGAAACTCTGCGGTTCCACCTCCACCTGTCAGGGATACAACTTTATCAACGTTTAATTGTGACATTCGTGACTTTTTACTCCTTCCTTGTTATTTATGCAGGTCGAACGAGTACACAACCTCTTTTAAGGTATGTATCTTCATTTCCACTGTCTTGATCTGAGTGTATTACAATATGCATGTTGTCAGAGTATGATGCTCCTAAATCGAGGGTGAACCATGCATCACCATTAAATACGTTCGGACCTGTACCACCAGAGTTATCTCCTGGTTGTACAGTAAAGTTTCTTACATACTCTGAGGTGTAACTGCTTCCAGATCTAGAGAAACAAGTATATCTGTTACTCATAAAACCACCTGGATTATTACCACCTGCAACGTGTGTAGGTTGTTGTCCCGCAACTGAAGGGCAAGAGTTACTATCATTGTTAGAGATAGCAGTATAGAAAGTAAAAATGTGTTGTCCGTCCCCTGCACCTGAGTTGTCACGCATGATCGTTAGACCATCACCAACTCCTGATGAAATATTTAGGAAGTTTCTACCGTTCTGACCATCATTAGAATAATAGTTATAGAGGTTCATTCTTACTTTTACATATCGATATGTAATACCTCTATTACTAAAAGTTGCATGTCTGTAATCAGATCCACTTACATTCCTGTAGTAACCCCATGTTGAGTTATATGCAAAGTTACCTGTAGGAGTTGTATCTCCTTGGTCACTTAAGTTCTGACCTGACAATGATGATGCATTACTGAAAAATACAGCACCACCGCCACCCCAGTTACCTATGAGAATATAATACGGGTGACTATTGATCGGTACAAAGTATCTACGGGTTGTACCATCTATATTCATATAGTAGTTACCATCTGCAGCAACACCTGAGTCCATAAGTTCTTGAACATTTGCTGCTGCTAAAGCAGGTGTACTACCATTATTACCACCTGCTGATGCTCTAATTATTTGTAACCATGAACTACCATTCCAAACTTCTACTTGTAGTTCTTCTGTATTAAATCTTATCATACCTACAGCAGGGGAAGCAGGTCTTTGTGCTGTAGTACCTGCAGGTAACTTAAAATGTGATAGAGGATGTAAGTTACAAGAACCATTAACTATCATTGACTCTCCATCGTCAAAGTTGATCTCGAAGTTATTCATCGAGGATGCGTGTATTTCGTTAACGTTTAGAGTACTCATATCTTATGCGTAAAAGAATAACCAATACATATGGTTTTCAGAACCAGGATTATTTATTCCCCAACTACCAGACCAGTTAGGTTCTGGGAAGTTTTGATTTGAATAGTTGTTACCTGTTTGTCCTACCCATGCATGGTGTTCAACATTACAACCTGTAGATGAACAACCAAGTGCGTTAATCATACTGAAAGTATAGTTTTCACAGTTTGCAGGTGATAGATGCCAAGAATTTACAGGTTGAAGTTCACCTGCACTGCTACCTCTATATCTACCATCTGATGCTGATGCTGATCCTTTAAAGAACTGCATACCTGGAATTATTGTACCGCCAATATTACTATGGTTGTCTAAAGAGATATAGTTATTAAACATCTGGAACATGTTTCCACCTCTATTAGTAAAACATCCAGTAATATATCCAACTTCTGTTGATGTATCGTAAGGTGTGCCTGATGTAGCAAACCCTTGCATAATCAATACATCATCTGCTGTCCAACCTCTGTAGTGATTTGACTTAAAGTCATTTCCCATTGCACCTCTTGCATTACCAGTAGTTGATGTAGTTGTCCAGTTACCATACCAAGAGTCTGAACCACCTGTGTACTGACCATGTGACGTATTATCTGTGATAGATGCAACCATGACCCAATACTTTCCATTAGGGTCTTTATATGCGTAAATCTCTTCTGTATTAGTTCCATCAAACTTAACATACCAATATCCAGAACCAGGATCAGCACTCGATAAGTTTGCCATTGATGTAAATGGTGCATTAGATGTACCATTCTCTCCGTAATATTGTATCCATGTGCTTCCGTTAAAGAGTTCAACTGCACCTAATGATGTATTCCACCTCATATATCCTGGTTGAGGTGAACTTGGTCTTTGACCAGTTGTGCCTGTAGGAAGACGCAAAGCACCAGTTCCATCATGATATACATTACCGTTTATCTGCAGCGTATGTCCTGTAGGAATTGAAGATTGATTAAGTGATGCAGGTATACCACCGATACTACCTACAGTGAGTTTGCTCATTTGAACAGGTTATAGTATTTCTATTTATTGTCCTGGCGTTGGATATTCTTCTACCCATGCAGTAACAATATACTTATCATTATTTAGGGGAGGATTTCCTCTGTGTGTCCATGCCCAATCACAGGGAAATATTACGAACTTACCTACCTTTGGTTTTATTCTACAATGTTGATATAAAAATTCTGTTTCACCACCCTCAAAGTTATCATTCAAATAGATCATTGTTGCTAACTTACGATATGGTGCTGAAGGTGTTGCTTCATAATGCCATGCGTGATATCCCTGTCCTGGTTCTGTCTTTTGGATTTTTGCCATAGTATGTTGAAACCTACGACCCATTAAAATATCATACTTATAAACATATTCTCTCAATGCTTGTTCAGTAAGATAGTTCCAACGTTGGAATACTGGACGACCAAGATTATCATGGAAATATTCTACTGGTAACTCATGCATAAAGACTTGAGTATCAGCAGCACCTTTCTCGGTGTATCTCTTGATAGTCAAACCATTATCTGCAATGTACTGATAATACTTAATAACTTCTGTACAATCTAAATTAGTCTCAAACTCAGATATAAAGTTATCATGATGTATAGATTTTGTGATTATAGGTTCTGGTTGGTTCGCAAAAGGACTCATTACCATTTGTTTATCGGGCAGTGGAATATAGGAAAGCGTGCTTTAACTGCAAGCACACAGTTACATTTAGTACAGATCCCAATAGGGGATTTATACTGACAGTCATTACATATTTTAATCCTATTTTGATATAATGTCAAGTCAGGTACATCACCATCCTCGACAATCAGTTTAGCCTGACCAGACACCGTTATTAAACACTTCTAGTTTTTGTGTTGATAGATTATATCTTAGTTCTCCGTTTTCATATCCTCTTCTTGGTGAATGAGTTATTTGTCTAGCAGCAAATGCAGTGGTAGTACCAAATGGTAATGGTAAAGCACTTTGGTTTGTAACTCTCAACTCTGATCCACCTTTGAATGCCATATCACTATCTTCATCTATTGTGACTGTAAAGTTAGGTGTAAGACCTTGTATGTTTTGTACTCGTAATTTCATCTAACACTCCATGCTGCACCTGATTCGACTGTAACAGTAAAACCAGAATCTATGGATATAGGACCTGCACTCATTCCGTTAGTAAACTCATTACCATTGTTAGCAGTAGGTCCGACTGTAAGATTTTCTTGTATTCTATTATGATTAGTTCTAATAATACTATCAGTTCCAATAGCAGGTCCTCCACCTGCAACTGGTGTCCAACCTGCACTACCTGTACCATCATCTGCTTTATAAATCTCTGCTTGGTCTATTGTTGAGTTGAAACGTAATGTACCTACGGATACACCTGTTGGTCTTTGTGCTGTTGTACCAGACGGTAACCTAAGCACTGAGTTAGTGTTTAAGAAACTTAAGGTTGTTATAATTGCTTGTGTGCTAGTGGCAATCTGATTACCACTTACTCTTGAAATTGCCATGTTAGATAGGTAGTTCTAGAATGTGAACAGTATCAGATGCTAAAGGTGCATCTCCTGATGAGAATACAACGTTTGCACCGTTTGAGTCGACTGTGTAGTTAGTTCCTGCAATCTGTGCTACACCATTGAGGAATACTAAGAGTGAATCATCAGAATGTTTGATGCCTCCACTATATGTAGTTACAGCAAACGTTAGAGTGGTACCGTCTCCTGTGTATGTTTTAGTGATATACTTATCAGCACCAACACCACCTCGTCCAGTAACAACTAAGTCACCATCTACTTTTGCGTTACCTAGTAATCCAACCCTAAATCCAGATACAGCAGCAGTACCAATACCAATATGTTGGTTGCCAGAGAAAGTGTCAATATTGATCTGACCAGTATCTGTGAGACCAAACTCTTTCCAGTATCCACCGTAGTATATCCAACCAAGAGATTTCCCAGGCGTCCAGTTAATATTATAAACAAGGTCACCATCAGCAGGTGTAGTGTAGTTGGTGATATTACTGAAATCTGGTAGTCCACTTGCATCAGCAGGTGCGAGCAGAGTTTGTTTGATAACTGTACCATCTTGGTTGTAGTAAGAGATCTTTCTTGCCTGTATATTATTCGTAGAAGTTAGTTGTCCTTGGAATGTAACAGGACCTGCAAAGATAGATTCTAACTGGTTAGATGCACCACCAAGTACGGTTAGTTTGTCAGTCAGCACCAACTCAGAGAATGTCTGAATCGTTGTGCTTTCTTCTCCAACAACGTTTAACTGTGCGATGTCTTCGTTAGTAATCTGACCTGTAACAGGGTTGATAACTTGGTTACCGATGAATAGGTCACCATTAGAGTTAAGTCCAGAGTAGAATGATACTCCGCCTTCCTCTTTAATAGACTGTGAGAATCTAATCTGTTCTTGAGTTAGTGTCTCAACTTGGGTTTGCGGGAACGCTGTACTATAGTTTCCAGGTCCGAAACCAAGGTATTCAAATGTGTGATTACCTGATCTGAGGATAGAGTGACGTCGGAACTCGACATTGATCGGTGCGACTGTTCCATCATTATTTTCTCGAATCTTAATTTTTCGTGTTTCCTCATCACCTGCTCGTGCAGTGAGTTGCACATTCGAGAGAAGTGCGTTTCCTGAGTCATAGTTTGGTGTTGTGCCTGGTTGTGTCCAACCTGTATCTGTGAGTAAGAAGACAATGCCTTCTTTAGTGATAGATCTCTTTGGATCTAATGCAGGTGTTGGTGTAGCACCATCAGTTGCGTTGACGAGACCTATAGTAACATTATCAGCAACAGAAACTGCAGCGTCAGGATCGGCAACTGGATTATCTCTATCAAATGTAGGATATACTTCGTTGACGTTCTGTGAGAACTTCCTGTCGTTAAAGTTAGATGTTGACGGTGCAATAGAACCGCATAGTAATGTTATATAATATATTCCATCATTAACACCTCTTTCAAATGGTTGAACAACTTCAATATCATAGATGTAGAAACACTTAGTCAAGTTAAATGATGTAGTGTCACTATTCAGAGGTTGTAGTACGAAACCAGAGATAGGGTCTCTAGGTAGAGGATTAGACTTGTCCTTATCAATCACATATCTTACACGATAGGTTCTATCTTGTAAGTCTCTTGGATCAGGGATCCTCTTTATAAATGTACTTGGTGTAAAGTTTACAGTATTATATTGTGCATTAGTTGATAAAGTTGTATAAATTTCATTATTTGTTGATGAAACTGATAGATACCAACCACCGACTGAACCTGCTTGTCCACCTATTGTATAGGTTGTACTGTCATATTGGATCGGTGATCCAGTCACACCTGCTGCTAGTCCAGATACACTAGGACCATAAGGTGATATGCTTGCTGACTGTGTTGTTGCAACAGTCGCACCGTTAGCAACAAGTAAACAGTTAATCTTATCTGCTATCGCACTACTACCAGTTCCGTCCTGTCTTGCTCCGACTGAGAAACCCTGTACTCTTGTTGTTGGTGGTGATGCTTCTGTTGTATAACCATATAAGTATAATCTTGTACCTGGTGTACCACCTTGACCTGCAAGTGATGCATTGATAACCTTTGTTCTTTGTATATCAATGTTAACCCAGTTCACGGATGTCTCTTCACCAAAGATGACTGCACCTGCTGTTCCAGTCAGTGCAGCAGATAATGTTATTACTCTAGTATTTGTGTTGACTGACCCTACAGTCGTACCTGCAGCAATACCAGTTCCAGTTATAGTCATACCTTGGATAACCCCGTTGACTGACCCGTCATTTGTCAGTGTGATAGATGTACTACCACTAGCACCAGTAGCAGTTGTTGATATAACATTCAATGCTTTTGGTGGAATGATATGAGTTATTGCTCCTGCCTTATCTTTCGAGAATGATTTTGCTTTAAATCCTGCTGATCTAAGAGCAGTGTTACCAAAGTTAGAGTTAGAGTTGGTGATTGACATGTCACCACCGCTTAGTGC